GCGATGACGGTGTTCCAGTTACTATTACCTCTGTTAAAGATTGGTACTCAAATTCTAAGTTAGGCACTACTGGACTGACTGCTTCTTCCGTTGGTCCTCGCCCTGGAACTTCAAACTTTGCTTCTGCTTTAGGCATCAAGTATGATGAAGTTCACGTTGCTATTGTTGACAAAACTTCAAATACTATTGTAGAGAAATTTAATTACCTTTCAAAATTATCTGATGGCAGAAGTGCTGAAAATGGTACTACTTACTACAGATCTGTAATTAACGAACAATCAACTTTCATATTTACTAATGCTCACCCAGATCCTGTTATAACTTCTGACGCGGATGGTGCATTGCTTACTTGGGGAGGAGTTTCCACATCCATCCCAGCAGGCAATAAGTTCAACCTTTGTTTAGTATCAAAAAATGTTCTGTCAGGTGGTACAGATGATTTTTCTTACAACTCAGATGAAATTGGAGCTGCTTACGATCTTTTCTTAGACACAGAAGATACAACCATTGATTTAGTATTGATGGGTGGTTCAATGGCATTAGAAAGCAATACAAAACAAAAGGCTTCTAAAGTAATTGCTATTGCTGCTTCAAGAAAAGATTGTGTTGCTTTTGTATCCCCACACAAAGGATGTCAAATTGGATCAAATGGAGCTCTAACTACCTCACAACAAAAAGTTAATACAATTAACTTCTTTAATGGTTTAACTTCAACTTCATACGCTGTGTTTGATAGCGGTTACAAATATTTCTATGATCGCTTTAATGACAAGTATCGTTACTTACCATGTAACGGTGATATCGCTGGTCTATGTGTAGCTACTTCTGCTGCCTTAGATGATTGGTATTCTCCTGCTGGTTTAAACAGAGGTTCTTTAAGAAACGCTGTTAAACTTGCTTATAACCCAAATAAAGCAGATAGAGATGAACTCTATCAGAATAGAATCAATCCTATTGTTTCTTTCCCTGGTTCTGGCGTAACTCTATTTGGAGATAAGACCGCTCTTGCTTCTCCTTCCGCATTTGATAGAATTAATGTTCGTCGTTTATTCCTCAATATTGAGAAGAGAGTAGAAGGTCTTGCTAAGCAAGTTCTATTTGAACAGAACGATGAGATCACAAGATCATCGTTTGCTAGCGCCATTAATTCGTACATGGCAGAAATTCAAGCAAGAAGAGGCGTGACCGACTTCTTAGTTGTTTGTGATGACACTAACAATACACCTGATGTTATTGATCGTAACGAATTTGTTGCTGAATTGTTTATCAAACCAACTCGTTCAATCAATTATGTATCAGTAACATTTACTGCTACTAAGACTGGTGTTTCGTTTGCTGAAGTAATTGGTCAGTAATTTCATCACAAATTTTACGAGGTAAAAAACAATGGCAACCAAAATTTCTAATTTCATCTCACAGATTGGACAAGGCGTTAAGCCTAATATGTTCTATGTTGAGATTCCTTTCCCAACCGCTGGCAACGGATTGAAAGGTGGAACAATTAGCGCCGATGACCAAGGATTAGTTAACTTACTTTGTAAGTCAGCAGCTCTTCCAGCATCACAATTAGGTGTTATCGAAGTTCCTTTCCGTGGAAGAACAGTCAAGATCGCTGGTGATAGAACCTTTGATACTTGGACTGCTACCTTCTTCAATGATAAAGATATGAAGATTCGTGGATTATTCGAGCAGTGGTTAGAAGCTATCAACACTCATGATAACAACAACGCCCCTCTCTTTACTCCATCTGTAGATGGTTCAACTGGTTATGCTCAACTTCTAAAAGTTAAGCAACTAGAAAAGAACTCATCGACAGAACCAACAACTGCTGCTATCTTAAGAGAGTATTCTTTACACTATGCTTTCCCAACTAACGTTTCTCAAATTGATCTTGCTTATGATAGCAATGATCAGATTGAAGAATTTACAGTTGAATTCCAATATTCTTATTGGACAGTTGCAACTGCTGGTACAAGATCTGGTTCTTCAAACCGTATTGTAAATCAGTAATAAATAGTATATAACTGAGTTCTACCATTACTATGAGTCAACTATTTGGATTTCTAATTAACAAGGAGGGTGGAAATAGGGGTCAATCTCCTATTTCCCCAAACCAAGATGATAACATAGCCACCGTAGCAGGTGGCTATTTTGGCACATATGTAGATACAGAAGCTGTTGCTAAGAACGAATACGAATATATCAAAAGATATAGGGATATGGCAATGCACCCTGAATGTGATTCAGCGGTAGATGAAATTGTCAACGAGTTTGTTGTTAGCGATGCTGATGATTCCCCTGTACAGGTTGAGTTATCTAATTTAGAAATTAGTGATACATTAAAATCAAAAATTATCAATGAATTTAATTACATTAAAAGGTTATTACAATTTGATAAAAAATGCCATAACATTATTCGTAATTGGTATGTAGACGGAAGAATATTTTACCACAAAGTTATTGATTTAGACAACCCCAAAAAAGGTATTTTAGAATTAAGGTATGTCGATCCGCTCAAATTAAAAAAAGTAAGGCAGCAAATTAAAGATACAAATGCTGATGCTCACTTAATGAGAGGGTCAGCAATGGAATATGATTGGGGAGATTATATAGAATATTATCTTTACAATCCAAAAGGTTTTACTACTTCATTACCATCTAATTCCCCATCAGATTATTCTGTTGCTAACGGTATTAAGATAGCAGTAGATTCTATTGCTACTGCTGATTGTGGTGTAAAAGATCTTAACAAAAAGATGACGTTAAGTTTCTTACACAAAGCAATCAAAGCACTCAACCAGTTAAGAATGATTGAAGATTCGCTGGTTATCTATAGATTATCTCGTGCCCCAGAAAGAAGAATTTTTTACATTGATGTTGGTAATCTTCCTAAAGTAAAAGCAGAGCAATACCTTCGTGAGGTTATGGCTCGCTATAGAAATAAACTTGTCTATGATGCTAGCACTGGAGAGATTCGTGATGATAAAAAGCATATGTCGATGCTTGAAGACTTCTGGTTACCTCGTCGTGAAGGTGGTAGAGGAACTGAAATCACTACACTCCCAGGCGGTCAGAACCTTGGTGAACTCAAGGACGTTGAGTATTTCAAAAAGAAACTTTACAACTCACTCAACCTACCACCTTCCCGCCTTACTGATGACAACAAAGGGTTTAATCTTGGTAAGACCACAGAGGTTCTCAGGGATGAACTTAAGTTTACAAAATTTATAGGTCGTCTTCGTAAAAAATTCAGTGAGTTATTCCACGATATTCTCAAAACACAATTAATCCTCAAAGGTATTATCACTCCCGAAGATTGGGAGGATATGGAAGAACATATCCAATATGACTACTTGTTTGATAATCACTTTAATGAATTAAAAGAACAAGAACTCAATCTTCAAAGAATTCAACTTGTTACCCAAATGGATCCATTTGTTGGTAAGTATTTCTCAGTTGAATATATTCGTCGCCAAGTATTAATGCAAACTGAGCAAGAATACAAGGAAATGGATAAGCAAATGAAGAAAGAAATTAAATCTGGATTGGCAGTTAATCCTGTAGATCTTAATGCCATGAGTACAATGGATGCTCAAAATTCTGCTTTCGCTCCAGAGATTCAGGATATGCAAGCACAAGCTTCATTTGATAGAGATCAAGAATCCGCTGATGCTGCATTTGATAGGAATGAAAAATCTGCTGATGCTGCTGCTAGTAGAGAAATGAAGGCGCTAAAGTCTCAACCAAAACCAAAAACAAGTTCTACTAAATAGAATATAACTTTATTATTAATATGGAATCGACTTTAGATATTATTAATTTACTTCATGCCAATAAAAAGGCAGATGCTTTAGAGAAGATTGATGATCTTCTCTACAAAAAAGCTGCCGAAGTTATTGACAATTATAAGAAAGTAGTTGCCGCTACTTACTTTGACGAACCAGTAGACACAGAAGAACAATGAAACTCATCACGGAAAATATCGAGAACGTTCAAGTACTCGTAGAAGAAAAGAATGGAAAGAAAAATCTTTACATTGAAGGAGTGTTTCTACAATCAGAAACAAAAAACCGCAATGGAAGGATTTATCCTTTCGATATTTTAAATCGTGAAGTAGAAAGATACAATCAAGAATATGTATCTGCTGGTCGTGCTCTAGGTGAACTAGGACATCCTGATGGACCTAGCGTAAATCTAGATCGTGTATCCCATAAGATTGTGTCTCTTCGCTCTGAAGGCACAAACTTTATTGGTAAAGCACGTATCTTAGATACACCTATGGGACAAATTGCTAAGTCACTTCTTGAGGAAGGAGTAAAGCTTGGTGTTTCTTCTAGAGGCATGGGTTCTTTAGAAGAAAAGAATGGTGTGAAATATGTTCGTGATGATTTCATGCTTGCTACTGCTGCTGATATTGTAGCAGATCCCTCCGCACCTGACGCTTTTGTTCAGGGAATTATGGAAGGTAAAGAGTGGGTCTGGGACAACGGACTTCTAAAAGAATACCGTGTTTCCGAAATTAAGCAATATATTTCGGGAGCGACCCGTAAAAATTTAGAGGAAAGAAAGTTAAAAGCATTTACTGCTTTCCTTTCAAATCTATAAATTTGATAAATAATTCATAGAATAAATTTAATGTAGAATTACGAGGAATACTCAAATGTCAGATAGATTAAACGAAAAGTTTGAGGAGCTTGTATCTGGTGCTGGAATTATTGTAGAAGCTGGCGACCCAATGCCTACCGTTAATGCTTCTGTAATTCCTGGAGGATCAGGTTCTGCTCCTAGCGGACAAGTTAATGATGCTCAAACTAGAGGTGGTGGTCATGATCCACAACCTACAGTAACAACACAAGCTGTTGCTCCTTACCACCAATCAATTACTGATCTTGGCGGAACTTCAACAACTCCACATGAGCATGATGAAGATGGTGAAGAAAATCCTGGTGCTAAAGCAGCTGCTCCTGTTGGTGCTAAGGCTGCTCAAAGCGATGGAACCGCTCAAACTTCTCACATTCATGACCCAGGCGAAATGGGTAAAACTCCTAGTGTTGGTGTAGAAGTAGCGTATGGTACTCACACTGGTCCAAATGTAACCTACCCAATTAAGCCTTCATACGAAGAACTTGATCTATCTAGCGACGTTGCTGCTCTCACCGAAGGGGAAGATCTTTCGGAAGATTTCAAAGCAAAAGCAAAAACAATTTTAGAAGCCGCCGTAACTTCAAAATTAAATGAAGAGTATGCTAAATTAAACGAGCAGTTTGAAGCTCGTGTTGCTGAGCAAGTAGAAATTGTTAAGAAAGAACTTGCTGAGCAAGTAGAAGGAACAATCAATTATGCTATCAACAACTGGCTAGAAGAAAATCAAGTCAGTGTTGATCGTGGTGTCCGTAATGAAATCACTGAAGATTTCATTGCTGGTCTCAAAAATCTATTCCAAGAACATTACATCAGCATTCCTGATGAAAAAATTGATGTTCTTGAAGGAATGACCGACGAGCTTCGTGAGATGGAACAACGCCTCAATGAACAAATTGAGCGTAACGTGGAATTAAATAATCGTCTTTCTGAGTCAACCCGTGTAGTTATTCTGAATCAAATTTCAGAAGGACTTGCCGATACTCAGAAAGAAAAGCTTGCTTCTTTATCAGAGGGTGTCAATTTTGAATCCCCTGAAAAATTTGCTGAAGCAGTAAAGACTCTACGTGAGTCATATTTCCCTCAGTCAGTTACTAAAGAAGTAAGTGACGAAACTCCAGTAGATGGCGATGTAACACCAGCAATGGCTGCTTACCTCAATGCTATCGCTCGCTGGAAGTGATACTTTATAAATAATTATCATCAAACCCACACAATCTTTTCCAAAAAAAGAAGGAGAAACAAATGTTTAACGCTAAACTTCTCCAGGAAAAGTGGGCACCTGTTCTAAATCACTCGGAAGCTCCCGCTATCCAAGATCGTTACAAGCAGGCTGTTACCGCTGTTCTCCTGGAAAATCAAGAAAGAGCCCTACGTGAAGAGCGTAACATCCTCAATGAGGTTGCTGTAAACTCACTAGGCGCTGGAACTATTGATCCAGCTGGTTCAGCTCTATCAACCGCCAACACTGGTGGACTTGCTGGTTTCGATCCAATTCTAATCAGCCTAGTTCGTCGTTCAATGCCAAACCTCATGGCTTATGACGTTTGTGGTGTTCAACCAATGAGCGGTCCTAATGGACTTATCTTTGCCATGAGATCACGTTACGAGAATCAAGCTGGCGAAGAAGCTCTATTCAACGAACCAGATACTGGATTCACTGCTGGTTACGACGCAACTACTGGCGCTTACACCCCAAGAACTGGTGCTGGTGTTGGTGGAGATTCTGAAGGTAACAATCCTTCTCTACTTAACGACGCTACCCCTGGCACTTATGAAGTTGCTCGTGGTATGAGCCGTGAAGACCTAGAAAGAATGGGCGAGTCAGGTCGTCTATTCCGTGAGATGTCATTCAGCATCGAGAAGACTTCGGTTACCGCCAAGTCAAGAGCCCTCAAAGCTGAGTACACTCTAGAACTAGCACAAGACCTCAAGGCTATTCATGGTCTTGATGCTGAGCAAGAACTTGCTAACATTCTTTCAAGTGAAGTTCTTGCCGAAATCAACCGTGAAGTTGTTCGTACCGTTTACCGTGTTGCCAAGAAAGGCGCTCAGAATAACGTTGCTACCGCTGGTGTATTTGACCTCGACGTTGATTCCAACGGTCGTTGGACGGTTGAAAAGTGGAAGGGTCTACTCTTCCAGATTGAAAGAGATTGTAACGCTATTGCCCAAGACACTCGTAGAGGCAAGGGTAACTTCCTCATCTGCTCAGCTGACGTTGCTTCAGCTCTAGCGATGGCTGGTACTCTCGATTATTCCTCAGGTCTCGGCGGCGCTGGTGGTCCTTCCCTCAGTGGTGTTGATGACACTGGCAACCTTGCTGTTGGTACAATCAATGGTAGAATCAAGGTCTTTGTTGATCCTTATGCTGCTAATGTTTCTGATAAGCATTACTACCTCGTAGGTTATAAGGGTTCTTCACCATATGACGCTGGATTCTTCTACTGCCCATATGTACCCCTCCAGATGCTCCGTTCGATTGATCCTAACACCTTCCAGCCTAAAATTGGCTTCAAGACTCGTTACGGCATGGTATCGAACCCATTCGTCACCACCAACGGTGCTTACAACGGCACTCCAGATGGCGAGACTCTCACCCCTAATGCTAACATGTACTACAGAAGAGTACAAGTTAAGAACCTCATGTGATTCATCACTGGTTCATCTAGACCCCTTCGGGGGTCTTTTTTTATGCAGATAAATAGTAGTAGCTTGGGAAGTTGACATGCCTGCCAAATGGTTTGATGAACAACCAAAAAATAGGAATTTCTTAACTCCTATTGGTTTTAAATTAAATTTAGAAATTTTTAATAGTGTAGATTTTTTCTGCCAATCAATAAATCTTCCTGATGTAAACATGCCGTTTACTGACGTACCAACAAGATTTAGATCGTTTCCAATTGTTCCTGGTGGTGGAATGCAATTTGGTGATCTAAGAATTAGATTTATTATTGATGAAGATTTACACAATTATAACTCTATTCATTCGTGGATCAAAAAAAATTCTGGGGCTAACGAACATCCAGATATGCCAGAGTATTCACATGGTCAATTGTTTATTCTGACATCTAATTTTAATACAAATAGAATTGTAGATTTTGAAAATTTATTTCCTATTAGTTTAACTGATATTACTTTTGATTCTACAGCAACCGATGTAGAATATTTTACTGCTGACATATCATTCAAATTTACTGACTACACTATTCGTGATAAAAACTTTAAACCAATATGAAATTTGAAACTATAGTATCTCTCTTTGAAGGCATAAAAAATCAATGGAAAGAAGATTCAGAAATTGATTTCCAATTTAAAAATAAACAATATTCGGAAGATCTAGCAAGGTTATCTTTAGAGATACCTTTTCAACACAATAAATATTTAAACCATTATACAGATCTTAATGGTATTAAAACCAGTTTAGAATTTAATCTTAGAAAATTAATAAAAAATAAAAGAGAATATTACGGCGGCGAAGCAGACGCTAAAGTATATGCCGAAAAACCATTTGGATCTAGTATTAAAACATCAGACAAGATGAGAGTTTATCTTGAATCAGATGAGGATATTATTAATTTAGAAGCAAAAATTAAATACGTAGACCAAGCATTATATTTTCTAGATCAGGTTTTAAGAATGATTTCGCAAAGAAATTATCACATTAAGAATGCTATTGAATGGGAAAAATTCATCAATGGAAATACATGATGTCAAATATTATCATCCGTAAGAAGAACGAAGTCTTTTTAAAGTTGGAGTCCGAACCTCATGTTCATCGTGAGTTGTCGGACTATTTTTCTTTTGAAATGCCAGAAGCAAAATTTTTAAAAAGAAATCCTAGATATCGTTATTGGGATGGGGTCATTCATTTGTATTCCCCAGGTACAGGAGAATTATATGGCGGGTTACTTCCCCATTTAAAACAATGGTGTCAAGAAAGAAGTTACCAGTTATCTTATGAAACAGATAAATGGTATGGCGATGTAGAAGAAAAAAATCAAATGGTTTCTCCCGCTGGGGTTAAAGTGTTTATGGATAAGATCTGTAAATTTGCTCCTAGAGATTACCAGTACTCAACTGTATATCAAGCATTAAAAAATAATAGAGGGTTGTTTTTATCTCCTACAGGATCTGGTAAATCATTAATGATCTATTCGATTGTGAGATATTATGTAGCTACGGGAAAGAAAATTTTATTAGTTGTTCCTACTACTTCTCTCGTTGAACAAATGGTAAAAGATTTTGGAGAATATGGTTGGAGCACCGAGGAGAATGTACATACAATATATTCGGGCAAAGATAAGAACACAGATAAGCCTGTCATCATTTCTACATGGCAGTCAATCTACAAATTCCCCAAAAGGTATTTTGACGATATTGACTGTGTTATTGGCGATGAAGCACACCTATTTAAGTCAAAGTCCCTCACAGGAATTATGACAAAACTTCATAATGCCAAGTATCGTTTTGGATTTACTGGAACATTAGATGGATCTAAGACACATAAGTGGGTGCTAGAAGGATTGTTTGGTGCCTGTGAAAAAGTTACAAAGACTGATGATCTAATTAAACAAGGGCACCTATCAAATCTTCGTATCAAAATTCTTGTATGTAAACACGAGTATCAATATTTTGAAGACTATCATTCTGAAATTGAATACTTAGTGAACAATCGTAAAAGAAACAATTTAATTAAAAACCTTGTACGTGATTTAGAAGGCAACACATTAGTTTTATTTAACTATGTCGAGAAACATGGTGAACCTTTGTATGAATTAATAAATAATGATATCGGAGAAAAAAGAAAAATTTTCTTCGTACACGGTTCCGTTGATGTTGAAAATAGAGAGCAAGTTAGAGTAATTACTGAGCAAGAAAATGATGCTGTAATTATTGCTTCTTACGGAACATTCTCAACTGGAATTAATATTAAAAGATTACACAATATTGTATTTGCTTCACCATCTAAATCAAGAATTAGAAATCTTCAGTCAATCGGAAGAGTTCTTCGTAAAGGTGAAGGAAAAGATATAGCAACTCTTTATGATATAGCTGATGATATATCAAATGGTAATCGTCAAAATTATACTTTAAATCATTTGGTAGAACGCATCAAAATTTATCAAGAAGAAAATTTTAAATACGAAACTATAACAATAAATTTAAAATAATGGAAGAAGAATTTTATTCAATTATAAAATTAGTATCAGGTGAAGAAATTATTGCTAAAGTATGTTACTTGCCAGATGAAGATAGTTTATTAATTGAAAATCCTTTAAAGGTAGAAAGAATGTCACATAAGAAAGGATCTCATTCTGATGGGTTTACTCTCAACGAATGGATCCATGCTACTTATGATAATATGTTTGTAATACCTAAAAGTGCTGTTATTACAATGACTGAACTAGATAAAAAAATTGAAGGGTATTACATCAGAATGGTAAACAATGAAGAACTATCTAATGAAGTTGATGTGAAACCAGAACGTTTATCTAAACGAATGGGTTACTTAGGATCAGTAACTGATACTAAAAAATACTTAGAAGATATATTTAAAAGAAGCTAAAAGCTATATATCCTTTGAACCCTGACAGAGTTATTGTACTGGGTTTTTGAGATCTTGTCAAGCCCCCTTGACATTTTGTGAGGAATCCTTTATACTCGTATCAAGACTAACAAATCATATGAGCAAGAAAAATACAGAGTATTATGTAAATAACAAAGAATTTTTAGAAGCAATAACTGTGTTTAAAAAACAAGTTAATGAAGCTAAGAAAAACGATCTTGCTCGCCCACGTATCACTAGGTATATTGGTGATTGTTTTTTAAAGATCGCTACACATTTATCCTATAAACCAAACTTTGTCAACTATACTTTTAGAGATGACATGATCTCCGATGGTGTAGAAAATTGTGTACAATACATTGATAACTTTGATCCAGAAAAATCACAGAATCCGTTTGCTTATTTCACACAAATTATTTACTATGCCTTCTTAAGAAGGATTCAAAAAGAAAAGAAACAGTTAGAAATTAAAAATAAAATTTTAGAAAAGTCTGGATACGACCATGTAATGTATACAGAAAGCTACAATGGAGATATGGCTGGTATGAATTCCAGTTATTCTGATATGACAGGCATCAAAGAATCACTTGAGATTAGGAACAAAAGATGACAATTGCTCTTATTACAGATCAACATTTAGATGGTCGTAAAGGAAGTTTAGTTTTTTGGGAATACTTTAAAAAGTTTTACGATGAAATTTTCTTCCCCACACTTAAAAAACATAATATCAAAACTGTTATTGATCTTGGAGACACATTCGATAATAGAAAGAGTATTGATTTTAATGTTTGGAATCGTATTCGGAAGCATTATTTTGATCGCCTCAGGGATTCTGGTATTTCCGTTCATATGATTCTTGGTAATCATTGTACATACTATAAAAATACAAACGAGATCAACTCCCCAGAACTTCTTTTACAGGAATACGATAACATTCAAATCTATTCCAAACCAGAGACAGTAATGATTGATGGCACTAAAATTCTTATGATGCCATGGATCAATTCTTCTAACATGGAAGAAACAATGGCATGGATTAATGATACCAGTGCTGAGATTGCTATGGGTCATTTAGAACTGAATGGATTTGTAGTTACCCCAGGAACAAAAATGGATCATGGTATGGATCCTTCCATCTTTAAAAAATTCAAACAAGTATTCTCTGGGCACTTTCATCATAAATCTTCTAGAGGAAACATTACCTACTTAGGTAATCCTTACCAAATGTTTTGGAACGATTATAAAGACGAGCGAGGATTTCATCTCTATGAACCAAAGACCAATAAACTCAAGCGGGTCAAGAACCCTTATGAGATTTTCCAGAAAGTATTTTATAATGATTCTACTGGTTCTCATCTCAGCATCGATCCCTCTCAGTTTACAAATTCTTATGTCAAGATTATCGTAGAAGAGAAAAAAGATTATCAACAGTTTGAAGATCTTCTTGAAAAACTATATCAAGCAAATGTCATTGATTTAAAAATTGTAGAAACATTCATTGATGACAACACAGAAGAAGATACTGATGTTGAAATTAAAGATACGCTTACTCTTCTCAATGAATATATTGACGAGGTAGAGATATCCGTAGATAAAAATAAATTAAAACAACTTATGAAATCACTATATATTGAAAGTTGTGAAGTAGTATAAACTTATGTTCATCATTACACTTCAACATAGAGAAGATGGAGTCTATTCGGTGTTATCTGATAATGGTGAACACATTATTCCTTTATTTGAAGATGAGGATGATGCTGATCGTTATTTAATTTTACTTGAACTTGAAGATGAAACAACCCCGCCAATGAGAGTAAGACCTATTGACGGGGATGTTATAATACAAGCATGTACAGAAAGATCCCAAAAATATTCAGTCATAACTTCTGACGATTTTATTATTCCACCTAATCCACCATGATCATTTTTAAAACTATCCGTTGGAAAAATTTTCTCTCAACTGGGAATGTTTTTACTGAAATCAATTTGGATTCTAATAAATCAAATTTAATTGTCGGAACTAATGGAGCAGGTAAGAGCACTATTCTGGATGCTCTTACTTTTTCTTTGTTTGGGAGACCATTTCGTAAGATTAATAAACCGATGCTTGTGAATAGCATCAATGAAAAAGATTGTCTTACTGAAATTGAATTCTCTATTGGCAAGAATGAATTCAGGATTCGCCGTGGAATTAAACCAAACATCTTTGAAATCTATCAGAACGGTGCCATGTTGGATCAAGCATCTTCTGCCATTGATTTTCAAAATCAATTGGAACAAAATATTTTAAAAATGAACTATAGATCTTTCACACAGATTGTTGTGCTTGGATCTTCTACGTTTGTTCCTTTTATGAGATTGCCGATTGCTTCTCGTCGAGAAATCATTGAAGATATTCTGGACATTCAAATCTTTTCTGTGATGAATCAAAACCTGAAAGAAAAGGTTAGAATCATTAATGATGAAGTTAAAGATCATCAATACAAATATGATTTATTAAAAGAAAAAATTTCTATGCAGAAGCAATTCATGCTAGATATTGAAAAGAAAAATAAAGAAGACATTCAAGAAAAAGAGAATCGTAAAGAAATTTTATTAAAAGAAGCACTTAATCATGAATCTGAAATCCTCGATAACGACAAGGAAATCGACGCTAAGACCATTGCCGTTTCAGACACGTCGAAAGTTAAAGCAACAATCTCTAAGGTTGATTCGCTCAAGAACAAAATTGCAACCAAACAAAAGTCATATAATAAAGAAAAAGTATTCTTTGAGCAGAATGATTCGTGCCCGACATGTGGGCAATCGATTGAGGAGCATTTTAAACAAGAGAAGATCCAAGTTCTCTCGGATAAACTTGCTGAGGTGGAGAAAGCTATGTCTGATTTGGGACAACAACTTTCCAATCTCCAAAGTCAAGAAGATACCTTTATTCTTTTGATTGATGAAATAAACGAACTCAATCTAAAGAATCGACAACTCAATAATGAAATCAGGTCACTTCATAAAAGAATTTTTGAACTTGATGATGAGATTAAAAAATTAGAAGACACTGACGTAAATCAAAAAGAACAGTTTGTGATCCTTAAAGATCTTACTGATCAAAGTAAAACGGTACAGAAAACTATTTCTGATACTAAAGAAGAAAAAGATTGCTTGACCGTTGCTTCTATGCTTCTGAAAGATAATGGAATCAAAACCAGAATTATTAAGAAGTATCTGCCAGTAATGAATAAACTACTGAACCAGTATCTTCAGAATATGGATTTCTATGTTAACTTTACATTGAATGAAAATTTTGAAGAAACAATTAAATCAAGATATAGGGATGTGTTTTCTTATGAATCTTTTTCTGAAGGAGAGAAAGCTAGAATTGATATTGCTCTGCTGCTTACTTGGAGAGCTATTGCTAAACTTAAGAATAGCGTAGATACTAACCTCCTGATCTTAGATGAAATCTTTGATGGTTCTTTAGATCAAACTGGCAGCGGTGAACTTAGTTTTATTCTCAGAAAATTTGATGACAATACAAATGTATTTGTAATCACTCATAAAGAACAACTTATTGACAAATTTGATAGAACAATCACTTTTGATAAAGTCAAAAATTATAGTGTTGCTAGTGTGACACTTTCTGAACTGGACTAAGGCAGGGGCAACTCTGCCTTTTTTAGTTTAAAATGATTTCAGTTGAAACAAACCCATGACCGTCAATCACGAAGTTAAAGGTACTCTCGCCAAACTGCTTGCTACAGAGAACCTTATCATTGAGCACAGGAAGGTCTCTACCGCCTGCTTTGATGTTCTGAACCGTGTTCTGGTACTTCCTATCTGGGACAGAGCTTCAAGCACCGTGTACGACCTCCTGGTGGGGCATGAGGTGGGTCATGCTATCTATACCCCTAGCGAAGATTGGTCTGAGAAGTATAAAATTCCTAAAGACTTTGTGAACGTGATTGAGGATGCTCGTATTGAGAAGCTGATGAAGCGTAAGTATCCTGGTCTTGCTCGTAGTTTTTATAACGGATACAAAGAACTTAATGATGATGACTTCTTTAGTATTGCTAATGAAGATATGAATAACGTTTCTTTGATTGACCGTATCAATCTTCATTTCAAAATCGGTTCTCATGCTTGTATTCCTTTTTCCGAGAAGGAACAAATGTATGTTGAAATGACTGAGAAAGCAGAAAGCTTTCAGGATGTTATTGAAATCTGTCAATTAATTTATAAAGAGATCCAAGATAAAATACAGGAGTCTGTGGAAGTTCCCGCCAATGTTTCCAATAATGAATCTGGTGTAGGTGAAAACATGAATGGTAGTCAATCTTCTTCAGAAGAATTTACCGAAGAATCTGAGGAAGGAGATACAAACAGTACGGAAGAAAATTTATCTGATATGCTTGATAGCAATTCCAATTCTGTTCATCCTGAAGTTGATGAGACTGTTTCTAAAACTCAAAAGTCGTTTGATAATGAAGCAGAAAAACTGACGGATAAATTTCCTTTTGTTGATGATCATACTTACGTCGAAGTTCCTGAAGCTGAGATCGATAAAATTATTGTAGATACGAATACCATTCGTCCTTATTTGACTGCCCAATTTCGTTATACTGAGCTTGACAAGCAAAAACATTTCGGGAAAATTTTTGATCGCTCAGATACTGAGTATCGTAAATATAAAACAGAATCTCAAAAAGAAGTTAATTATCTTGTTAAAGAATTTGAGATGAAAAAATCTGCTGATTCTTATCAACGGTCGGCAGTTTCTAAAACTGGTGTTCTTGATACTGGTAAACTTCATACTTACAAGTACAATGAAGATCTTTTCAAGAAAGTTTCTGTAATTCCTGACGGTAAAAATCATGGTCTAATTTTTGTGGTTGACTGGTCTGGTTCTATGGGGAACTATATTCTTGATACTGTCAAGCAATTACTTAATCTTGTTTGGTTCTGTAAGAAAGTTCAAATTCCTTTTGAGGTATATGGATTTACTTATGAATGGTCTCCTCGTTTAGTTGATGCTAATTGTGATTTTGATTTTGAAAAAAATTACAGGTACGAACGAAAGCATGGATCAATTTCTATCCATAGGAATTTTTATCTCTTAAACTTCCTCACTTCTAAAGCAAGTGGTAGAAACTTTGAGCAAGATTGCCTTCACCTTTGGCGACTTGCTTTTAAGATGGGAGATCCCCACGACAATTCGTATCGTATTCCTCCTGGTTTTGATTTGAGTGGAACTCCCCTTAATGAATCAGTGATTGCCCTTCATCAAATTATTCCTCAGTTCAAATCTCAGTACAAACTCCAAAAAGTAAATGTTGTTATTCTTACTGATGGGGAATCTAATGGAATTACCTATGATGTAGATCTCAGTAGAAAGTATCCTGGTGGTCCTAGTCGTCTTGGCAATCATCATGTAAACAATCAAATTCTTCGTAATCGAAAGACTGGTCGAATCTATCGTAGGTTCGGTAACAGGATGCCCGATGGGATTACTACTATTCTTTTAGAAGATCTCAAGCATACTTTTCCAGAAGTTAACTTGATTGGTTTCCGTATTCTTACTGGATCTAGTGCTTCTAGTTTGATCCGTGAATCACAAGGTCTTAATAGCTACAACTATTTTGTTGAAGAACCTAAGTCCGTTAAAAAAGCACAAGATCTTATTTCTATTTGGAAAAAAGATAAGTCTGTTGAATTGAATGAAGGTATTGGTTATCACGCTCTGTATGCTATTTCCGCTCATAATCTTTCTGCCAACACAGAATTTGATGTAGATCAAAATGCTTCTACTAAAGAAATTGGTAGAGCATTCCGAGGAATGCTTAAAAAGAAAACAGTGAATAAGAAAATTCTTTCGTCGTTTGCTAGACTCGTATCTTGACAAGTAATCCAGTTTTAAAACTGTCTACCCCCCCTTCTCAGGAAGGGGTTTTTCTTTTATAATACTTACACAACACAAGAGGTTTTATGTCCCGAAAATCCAATATTGATCAAGCTGTTCTCATTGAGTTTCTGTCTCAAAATTATGGTGATGAGTTTGGCAGCAATGCTGTGACTGCTGCTTCTGATCACTTTGGTGTTTCCTACCCTACCCTCGCCAAACGTATTGACAAATACAAAGTTGGTCATGGTCGTTGGAATCTGACCGTAAAAGAACTCGAAACCGTTTACGCTGCTCCTTCTGCTGCTCCTGCTGTAGAAGTTCAGCAATCAGTCGTTCAAT